GTTAAAATCTGAATACTCTTTTCCTATGTTCTCAAGAGAATCAGCCATTCAATTTACTTAATGCGTATTTGTGAAAATCTTTCAATCTGCTGATCCATCCTCTGCCAAAATGCTTGAATGAATCAAGACCTCTCAAGAAGTCAACTCTGTGGTCGTATGACTTCAAGTAGATATAGTCCTCTCCTTTCATGATTATAAGGCGATTTAAGGCACTTAATGTCTGCTTACCTACCTTCCCATCCACTGCAATGTTAAAACCCTCTGATACGATAAATTTCTGTAACTGCTTGGCTGCTCCGTAAACACCAGAACCCCAAGCGAAATCAGCCCAAAACTCAGCGATAAGATCGGATTCAATATCGTCTGCCTTTATGCCTTCCCAATAGAGCTTGTAGACTTGCATCCAATCTTCTTTGGACATCTCATAAAACCTTTTAATAGCTTCAGGAGAATCTCCAAACTGAGCCTTAAAAACAACCCACTGTATTCCCTTGTTCGTGTGATAACCTGAACCGTCAGGTACGCAGTTTGCTGATGCACTATCTTTTGAGTGCTTACTGAGTCCTCCTTCCCAGCGAAGGATATAGTCGATATTAGCATTGTTTATATTACCCATGATCTTGTATTTCTTTTTGTAATCGTTTGAGATACCACTCTGCTTTTTGCAGGTCTTCCATTCCGTTCTTACGATTATACCTCCACATATACTTAAGAGAATTGCCCCGTAAATAACCTTTAAATTCTTCATAACTCATTTGTGCTTTAATACATTCTATGCACTCAATCTCCCCTGCATAGTGGGTAGGATTGTTCACGTTGTCAGCCATATGTATCTAAATTCTTCGTAAGGCAAATCTATGTAAAAACTATGAGAACCCTCACAAAACACTTGAGTCATCTCGTAAAATTGTGACGCTCCAACTACTTTTGATAAGTCCAAAATCCCCTGTTCTACAATCTCAACCTCTTGAGATTCTAATTCTAACCCTATCTGCTCGTATATAGGATCAATCATGTCCTCACGAAATATGTAGTTAACCTCTATCTTCATCTTATCTTGTATGTGAAAGCGTTTACTTTATTTTCTTCCGTTCCGTCTTTTCTTATTCTCTCTGGGTGTAACTCTAACCATCTACCGCCTAAAGGCTTTGGACTTGCTCCACGTTCAACATGCCATCCTCCTTTGCCTCCGTTGTATTCTTCCTTATAGGTTGCAGTACGAACCATCAGAATGTCTTTAAGTTTTACCTTGCTTTGTGTGAGCCTTTCAACTGTGTACGTAAGTTCATGGTCTTCGTGTACGTGACCCATCCAAATCATATCAGCACCCTCAACAAAAGTCTGCATTCGGTTAAATTGAATCGTTCCCTTTGTCACTGGTCCGCCTCCACCTGAGCCGTGGAAATACTTGATGTTGAAATTGACTTTGCTGTTGCTGTTCTCACGAGCAAAGTTGTACACTATCCAACCGCCATAACCTCCAACCTCAACATTGGTGTCATTCGTTGAGTTTAGCCCATAGACAAAGCGTTCAATTACGTCTGTTTCTTGTCTGCGGAGTATGTTGCTCTCATGATTGCCATACCCTACGACCTTGATTAAATGAGCATAAGGAGAAAACCATTTAACCGCATCGTTTACAACGGCATCTAAATAATTTGCCTTGTTGTGTTCTGGTCTGATGTCGCTTTTGTTCTTACGAGGGTCATACGCCCCCTGCATTAAACAAAAGGTATCACCATTAAGCAATATGTCCGCTCCGATTTCTTTTGCTTTTTCGAGGTGATCTTTGAGCAGGTCACGGTCACACTTTGGATTGTCCCAATGGGCATCACTGATGAGCAATACTTTTTTAGGTGCGAATGTGTTTCTGAGGATGTGTACATTTGTTTTCATAGTATTAAAGCCAAAACGAGCAAAGCAAACTGAACAGCGTTTATTTTTTGTAGTGTTTTGTTCTTGCTTTTCACTTGGCTAATGGTTTTTTCTTGGGTAGATATGATTGCAGCCTGATTCATTATCTGTGTTGAATCTTGCTTGGCTAACTTGATATAAAGCTCTTGCTTCTTTCTGCACTGATGCAGTTCAATCAATCGCTCATTTATCTCTCTTATCGTGCTGTCTGAGAATTGAGAGGATGCTCTCTGTGGTGTTAGCACTGCTAATGCTATCAGAGTAAATGTTGCGGAGCGAATCAATTTCTTTATCAACTGCATATATTTCTCTAATGATAATAACTCTACTGGTGTCACGTTGGTATGTCGCAGTAGGATTCGAGGTAGGGCGTATTGATAACAAAATCAATACCAAAACCAGCAACAACGTCAGTTTTGGAATCAAAGAAGGGTTCTGCTTGTCCATTTACATTTATATCAAAGTCCGATTCAGTCACATTTCTTTTTAAAAGTGTGACAATATCTACTATTATTCCAGCGGTATCGGATAGCACCTCTATTGTGTTTGAGCTACTCTCGAACTGCCTATCCATTACGAGCATAGCAAAGTTGTAAGATACCAACCTCTGCTCTGTGTTAAACGTGAAGCCGTTTGGAACTAACCACACTAAAGGGTAGTATTTAACTTCATCCACTGCGAAGTCAAACTCTGCCCCCACTGCGAACTTTCCCACCATCTTGTGACTTTCCGCCTGTGTTTTTATTTTGTCTATGATTTGGTTGAGCGTCATATTTTTTTAGCTTGGCTTCGTTTTTTAATCGCCATTTATTTTTGGTAGTCATCTGGGAAATCGTAGTTGTAGAAACAATCATCATCCGTACCTGGTAGATACATTCCTCCGAAATATGCTGTATTCTGTGGTCTGATAACATCAAAGCCAGTACCAGGGTTAAGATACTTCGGATAGATAGTTGGATTCTCCTTGAGGAAGTCACGCAACCTTTCAGCATAGTATTCGGCTTTATCCCTGTAACGCTGCTCAATCTGAGTCAATTCTCCCGTTGTTATAGGTGTTGCGTTTTCAGAGTTACGAGATGCGACAGACTTATTCATAAACTTAAACGTCATCGGAAGCATCGACTCCGTCAGTGAGTAGTACTTCAAGCAAGGTGCAATGTATGAATCTAACAGAGTTGTATTGTCTGCCGTTAGTGTACCGTTATAAGCCTGATCTTGCAGCTCGTCGTATATACCCGACCCAATCACATCTCTGATGTAAATCTCTTGAGCCTCTTTAATCGCTGCCTTCAGAAGCTTATCGTCTAAGTTCTCGTTGATTGGTGTGTTATCCTTTAAGTAGGTAACGGATACAAAATATACAAAGTTAGCCATTGATTCTTCTTCTTAATAGTTGTGGTTGCCAAATGTGTCTGCAATATGGAACGTGAGTAGTTGTGCCTTTGATGGTCATCCATCCTCCTCGTCTTTTCCAAGCTGAATATCCTGGGTCATTGTACTCTCTTGCAAGTATCACAGATATTTGGTCTATTTCCTCACGAGTGTAAACTCGGTTGAGTCTAATCATTCTCTGACAGAAATCTCTTGATGTAGGTATCAAATCGCCTCCGCTTATACCCGGTGCTTTCTCGTAAGTGTAACGGGTAACAATCTCTGTTCCGACGTTTGAATTTTCTAAAGTGGTTGTTCCTTCAGGTGTGATTCTGAAACCATCATCAACAGATTCTATTAACCCTCTTTGTGCCATATCATCAACCTCACGCATTATCTCCTCCACAGGCTTCTGAATGTTGTTAGAGAGCGTTTCTAAGGTGATACCCTCGTTAGAGTACAACCACTGCAAAATCATCGCTTGTAGAGCATCTCCGAACTCCAAAGGTACAGACTCAAAATTAGAAGCATCTTCACCGAACTCAGCAAAAACTTTCAAATCTTTGTCATCATCCCATCCAAAAGGATTCTCACAGCTCTCACATTTTACTTGTTCAGACATTGTGGTTGTGGCGGACATACCTAACTCGATTCTTGCCTCATCTCTGTCAATGATGCCTTTCTCAAATAGTTCAACGTAGTCAAGTCCAATCGGTGGCTTGTTCTTAGTTTTAAGCTTTACAGGTGTAATGTATTTGAAGATAGAACTTAAGGCTCTATCCATCTGAGTCTGTCTTGGCTCAATGTAGGAAGTTTGGAACGCCTCAAACGCTTCTATTAACTCGTTACGCCCTCCAAGTTGCCCCTCTGTTTTTATACCGAAAAGCATGGGAGATGTTACACGGTGAGCCATTAGGATTTCTTCCTGTACGGTGTTGTTTAAAATGTCAAACTGCTTATCAAAGTCTGAAGGTGCAAGGTTGTTAACTACTGAAGGAGTTTCATTCGGATCGTTAAACTGAATGATAATACTTCCAGCGTTATCTGTGCCACTAAAATTGTCTTTGAATCTGCGAATTGTTGACCTAGCTTCTGACGGGGAAGGCACCCCCTTGAAGAGCTGCAGTAGGGTTTGAGCAGAAAAGCCCGATTTGATAGAGTTAAGATGGAAGTTGGCAATCTCTGTGTCTATTTCTATGTACTTAAGAGCTGATTGGTAAGGTGCAGTTGGATACTCGCCACATCCTGCCTTGTACATCTTAAAATAGTACACTTGCTTAGATTCTCTCGTATTGGGATTCCAAGGGTAATAATGGTCAGGCTTGACCTTTCTATCACTCCAATCCTCAGCATACAAATAATGCCCATCTAATGAGTGACGCACATTCTGAAACGGCAAGTGATAAATCTCAGCTATCTTGGTTTTTGCTTTGTTCCAGATGATTTCTAAAGCGAAACCGTCAAACAACTCAAGGTCTTGAGCAATCTTATTTTTTAGACTATCAAAGTCCTCATAAGCGTTAATTGAATCAAGAGCGTCATTTGCTTTTGCAATGTCCTCTGTGTTGTATGCGATTATCTCGGTTTTATCACCGGCTATAAAGTCAGCCTTTTGAGTTACTATTGCCCCGTGCTTTGGTGAGCTGTTAAACAAATCAATCAACATTTGTGGGTAAGCGTTATCTTGCCCGTATGTCAAGAAGCCTTTTGCTTTGTTCTCCTTGAAAATGGGGATTTTGCTTTCCGCAAAGTTGATCCGTATGAAGTTATTTTCCATCTTTTTTATCTTTTGCAAATATAGAACCCACACCAGCGACGATAAACGCCCCTGCCTCTGTGAGTGTTGCTTTGTTTATTCCTACCAATATCAATGACCCTGTCACGAGTAGAACACCTAAAGCCGTCGTTTTCCAATTCTTAAATA